CAACCCAATCCTTAGCCATTGCCCCACCCATACCCTTAGTCTTTTTATTCTTAACTTGTCTTTTACTCGGGATTTCTGAGATGCTAGATATGTTATTAAACATACTCTCCGTAAATCTCTCAGACTTCCAGTCTTTTTTCTTGTCTACCTTAGCCGTAGGGATACACTGTTTATGTCCCCTGCTTTGACATCTAGATACGTTTTGTTCGCGACCTGATACCTTGCAATACTGCTTAGGGTAGAACTTGGTTATAGTTACCATAATTCTCAACTCCGTGCCTTTTATGTTAGGCTGTTATTTAATTGTTAATCTCTTTTAGTCTTAAGATTATTGTATCACTCTCTCTCTCAGTTGTCAAGTATTCTAATCTCTTTATTATTCTTTAGTAGAGAACTATTTTTTTAGAGTTCCTTAACTATTTGATTAAGTGTTACTTTTTAATCTCTATAAGTATCTTATCATCTCTCTCTCAAATTGTCAACCTTTATTTATATAATTAATTATATTAATAATGATTAACTATTAATTAATTAAGTAATAATAATTAACTTATGAGATAAGTATATCATTAATATATATATATGTCAAGTATTTCACTCACTCTCTCAGAATAGAACTTATGTACTAATAACTAATATTAGTACTTGACACTCTCTCTCTCATATGATATAATAGACTTGACTATTAAATATAATCGATCATGGATTAATTTAATTTCCCCCCTGAAAAATGCGCCGATAGACGAGAGGGGTGTATTAATATATTATATATGGCAATAAGAGCGCTGAGGATTAACAATGACACTATCTAATCAAATTCATGAAGAATACCCGGATATGGAAATACTATTAGCTGATGGTTTTGATGAGGCCTTCATTGGAATAGGTCAACAATTCTCTAAATTTATGGCAGTGTACGATAAATCCAAATGTATCGAGATCCTGACGGATCAAGGTATGAGTGACGAGGAAGCCATAGAGCACTTTGATTATAATGTGACTGGTGCTTATATGGGAGACAATACTCCGGTGTTTATTGAGAGGTTGGAACTCTAATGCCATTTATGACCAATGGAAAGAGGGATTATAAGAAAGAGTTAGCGTGGGAGAAAAGAAATAAGCCCAATAGAGTTAAGGAAAGGGCCAGTCGTAATGCTGCAAGAAAGATGCTTGGACTTAAAGTAGGTGACGGAAAGCACGCAGATCATAAGGACAATAATCCCAAGAACAATAGAAAGTCTAATTTAAGAGTTACCACTGCTAAATCTAATTTGAAAAAAGAAGGGAAAAGGAAAAGTAATGGTCGTTAATGTACAAGAGATAATTGCAAGGATAGGTACGGGTTTTACTGCTATCGAGAAAAGGGTGCTCAAGGTAATACCTGCTTGGAAAAGGTGGCCTAGAAGACTCAGGAAGGTTTATATACTGCTTGGGACATACGGATCGAGTAATGTTGCACTTAGAGAGATGTGTGACGAATTTGGATGGGATGCCAATGAACTAAAGGTTCAGATAGAAGAGTGTCCTGAATTTTTTGATTCCCTTAGAGAATACAGAGAAGAGGGTGCGTATCCAGAAATACCACAGAGTAAACGTAAGTCAAGAATAACCACTGCGCAACTAAATACGCTGTATGCACAGGAAGCTGCCATGATTCAGTTCATGCATTTAGAGGATGCTAAAGCACAGGGTAAGGCAGGTACGGATTTTGCAATTAAACTTATTTTAGAGGCAGGTATGTTGGATGTTGTAGAAAACGTAGGTAACAGGCCTGAAATAAAACACTATATGGATCAACAGGAAAATGGTCCCGGAGTATTAGAGGGTTACACAGTAGACAACTCAGAACTCCTATCTTATGATGACGGACTACCTGATTTTAACAAAAAGAAGACCCACCAACCTTAATACCCGGTTTATAATGTATCAGCCATATCCTTGGCAGGAGAAAATGCATGATGCAGAAGCCAAAATTAAATTTGTACAAGCTGGCAGGCGTGCAGGGAAGACTAGATCGGCATTGAACGAGGCGCTTGGTGTCATTAAAGAGGCTTCTCTCACCCCTGTCGTATTTCCGGGGACTACAACGAAGCTCAGTGCTGATCAAGCAGACCTTATTCCTCCTATCCACGTTTGGACAGTTGCGCCAACAAGAGCACAGATGTTACAGCAGTGGAACGAAATGCAATCTATTATTCCAAAAGAACTTGTAAGGCAAAAACGTGACAACCAAAGAGGTGGCAGAGGTGGAGGATTCAAACACGATGAACTAAACGTGTGGTTAGATTTTAAAGATGCAAATGGCAAATGGATAAACGGGAGATGGAGGAGATCGGTATTCTGGGAACTTAAATCGGCAGATAATCCAGAAGGACTGCAAACTGTAGGATTGGATTTCCTACACATGGCAGAAAGTCAAGATATCAAGGAAGCTGCTTGGAATAAAGTACGACCTACACTAAACTCTCCGGGAAGAATGGGAAGAGCAATCGTAGAAGGAATCCCTCCAGAAAGTTCACAGCACTGGTTTGCTCGTAACTTTAAGATGGCTAAAGATAACCCCTCAGGCAGAAGACAGGCTTTCCACGCATCTACGTTTGACAACCCTCATTTAACAGATGACGACAAGTTGGAGATAGAAGAAGAAAAAGCTACATTGACAGAAAACATATGGGAGAGATTCTATATGGCTCATCAACCAGAAGGTGCAGGTAACTTCTTCAGAAATATTCCGGCAGCCTACACGAAACCCGATTCTGTAGAACTGGCAAGGCCTTTAGAAGATAGGTTCTATGTTGCAGGGCTGGACATAGGTAGAAGCAATGACGCAACAGTTATGGTGATAAAAGACAGGCAATCCAGAACTTCTGTGTTTGCATTTGAATTATTGAAGACTGACTGGTCCCTGCAGGTTGAAACCATCAAGCGTGAGGCTATTAGATGGGGTGTACAAGAGATTTACATGGACTCTACAGGTCTAGGTGGTCAAATCGGAGAAGATGTCTTATTTAGAGAGTTGCTTGAAGAGTCGATTCCCGTAGTAGGATATAACTTTACTGCAGCCAAAAAATATCAGTTGTTTTTAGATTATGCTATCTCTTTGGAAAAAGAGACTGTTGCATTTCCACAGAGTTGGAGTAAACTAATAAGTCAGTTAGAAGACATTGCTCATAGGGAAACGGCAAACAGAGGACACACGTTTTATACTGTGTCTGGAAGGCATGATGACTGGGTGGATGCAGAATGTTTAGCTTTAATGGCTTGCGATCCTGCTTTGGAAATGGGTGATCAAAAATTCTTTCCCGTATCTAAGCAAGGTATTACACCATTAAACTCAAACTACTCCAAGAAGTCATCTCGATTAAAACGATGGAGGCAAGAGAGGAAAGAAGCGATGGGTATTGATCCAGAAGCTGGAGACCTTATTGTCAACAGTAAATAAGAGGAATAATGGTTTCATATCAAGGGCAACAATCAATGTCTGCTGATCCTGAAGAGGAGATAGAAAGAGAGGGTGCAAACCCGATCAACGAACCTTTAGTTAGTCAGGAGCTTATCGAAGATAAGTTAGTACAGGGCAAGACTAAGTTTAAAGATTTTTATGACAACTGTTCAGAAGCAGAAGAATTTTACTTAGGTGAATTTGATTTTGATGTTCCTGAAACAGGATCCCTAGTTAGACTGGGAACAAGCCAGTCTGTTATTAATTCTCTTGTTGCACACGTTACTCCACAGTTTTTAGATATATCAGTGCCTGCTCCCGGTTCAAGAGGACAAGCTAGAGCCGAACTTATAGAAAAGTTTTTAAAGGGAGCCAATCATATGCTAGAGCAGTTCTCTCCTACAAGAAGAGAAATTGCAAAACAAATGGCATTGTATGGAGTGACTTGGGAGAAAACAGAGTTTGCTGCTAACAGGTGGCAGGACTTTCCTGAACCTCCAAGAGAGGGTCAAGACGATTCGGACTACAAGGAAAAAGTTAAGGATGTTTTAGAAAACAGAAACTTAAACTTTCCAATGATTTCCACACCAATTAATCCTAAAACTTGCGTTTGGGATTTAAACAATGGACAGAATCCAAGATGGATAATCCATTATTACGAAGTAGATGCAGACTGGGTATCGGCTCACTTTCCTGATTGGGATGGCCCAAATACAGGAAGAGTAGAGTTCGTAGAATACTGGTCTCAGACACAAGTAGCTTATTTAGCAGATGGAAGATTTGCGCTTGAGCCAAGGCGACACGGATACAAAACTTTACCATTCACTCAGTATTGGCCACATACTGGTTTAATGACTGAAGATGCAGAACCTGAACATTTATACAGAGGAATCCTTCATGGAAACTTCGATATGCTTAGGGCAGAATCAAGATTAGCATCACAGTACATGGACATAGTAGCAAATTCAGCATGGCCGACTAGAGACTTTAGAGGACCTCCGGGTATAACTGAACAAGTAATGGATGGATACGAAGAAACGCCGGGTGCTAAAAACTTTATGCCTCAAAACGTAACAGTAGAAGCATCAAAGGTGGCTGAACCTCCGGCAGCAATTCAAATTGCACAAAGCATGATGAGCAGAGCAATAGAATCAAATACTGCTCCTGCAGTTGTAAGAGGAGAAAGACCTCAAGGTGCAGCATCTGGATATCACACTGCTGTATTAGCAGGTATCGCAGCATTAAATTTTGGTCCTTACGTTGAAGCATCCCAAAGAGGCCTTCAAAATAGAAACTCTATTGTTTTACACATTGTAGAAAATGTAATTCAAGACAAAGTAACTGTGTTTGGTAAAACAGAGGCAGGTGCGCTTGATGCTGTAATCAGGCCAAATGACATCAGGAATCATACTGTAAACATGGTGCAACTAACTCCTACTTCACCAGAGGAACAAGAAAGAAAACTAAATTTATGGTCAAACTTATGGAGAGCAGGATTCGTAGACCACGACACCTCACTAAGAAAGGCTGGAGTATCAAATGCTTTGGATGTTAGGACTCGGTTGCTTGCAGAAGAGTTCTTGAAGTCTGAACAGGTACAGCAGATCCTACAGGGTGAAGCTGCACGAAGAGTCCCTCTACTTGCTCAGATAATTGAATCTGCAAGCGCCGGGCAAACTTCATCTGAACAGGCTGAACAGATAGCAGAAAATATTTTAAACACTCAAGGGGCTCAACAATTACCAAACGCTGGAAACTTTAGTTCAGCAAATCAACCACCTAGGACACTTGCATCTGAGAGAGAAAGAGTGCAAACTAATACTAGGCCTGTAATTCCGGGAAGTGTTGAAGAGCAGAATCTTGTTGCAAGACAGATAGCATCTCCAACTAGAACTGGAAACAGGAGAGTTCCGGGCAGAGATATTGGTCCCGGATTAGGAGCTTAAAATGGCGAACAGCTTTATAGACAACGCATTTAAAGAAACAGATGACCTGATGAAAAGATTTTTAGGAACTGTAGGAGATCAGTATAAAAACATGACTGCTCCACAAGAACCTAAAGGTAAAACTCCTCAAAATAGAGAGGAAGCATTGGAAAAACTACTTAGAGGATTCCAACAATGACAACATTTGATTACGGCACAGGTGAAACTCCTGAGCAAGAAGCAAGAAGAAGAAGGCAAAACCAGAATGTAAATCAATCTACAAGTATGCTTTCACCGGGCACTAGCCCATCTGCAGTTACTGGTGGTTTGCTTGAACAACAAAAATCTTTTATTCCCCCAACACCTGCAACACCGGGATTAGCTGATACAGCTTTCTCTGCTGCTGCAGAAAAAAGAAGGCTAGAAAACCAAGCATCTTTAAATGCAGCAAATATGCAAAATAGGCAATCAGGAATACTAGGCCAGATACCTCAAGGTAATTTTGTTGGCAGTCCAGATGTTTTGCAAAATATTGTAGGATCAAGAACTCAAGAGATTTTACCTGAAAACAGACAGGTGGATATAGGTGGTCAACCAGTAGTTGGTGGAACAGCTCCAATGCTTGATGCTGCAGGAATTAGCAATATGGCAGCAGGTACAGGTACAGGAACACCTCTTGGGCCTTTTTTTAGTGCTCAAAACTTTTTCGATGATCCGGGTTATTTAGGGTTTGACCGAAAAAAAGCGGCCCGAAATGTAGGTGAAGAAGATTTAGGATTTACGGCTGTCGATGATGCTTATCGTGGATTGTTAGGACTCGGAGGCCCATATGGAGATACAGGAGCTGAGATTCGTGGTGACATTGCAGGTGCAGCAGGAGATATTGCAGGCGCAGTAGGTAATATATTTACAGGTGCAGGAGGAGGAGGAGAAGACATGCAACCAGCCGTAGGCGCACCTTTTTTAAATCCAGAGTCAGCGAGAAATGTTTTTATTGACAGTAATATACAAGAAGATTTTGAGGATCCAAACAAAGAAACAAATAAAGACAGCCTTGAGGATGGGCCATCAACAGGTAAAGATGGTAGCCCTCCTGCTGTTTTCACTAACCCAAATATGGCTAGTTTGGAAAGTCAACTCTCAGGATTTGAAACAGGTATTGGCGTAAAAGGTGAAAAAGAACTTTCAGATGCATATAGCTTTGCCAGACAAAAAGTTGAAGGTGCTGGACTTGACACAGTATTCTTAAACAAATTCTTTAAGCAAATATCTCAGCCACTTAAGTTTAATGACAATGGAACTCCATTTTTACCAGAGTTTCCGGGTGAGTTGCTTGCACAATTAACTAGAGAAGTAGAACAGACTGTTCCTAATCCAGCATTTTTAGCAATGGATCCAAAAGAAGCTGCAGCAGCAGGTGTCCCAGACACAATTACAACTGTCGTACCTACTATTGACCCTGCAGGAGAACTGTTATTAGAGTTCTACAACGAATATATTGGTAACGCTTTGCTTATGTCTAGAGAAGCACAAAATCAAAAGAATCAGCTTGCTATTGCAGAAGCTAATGCCAACCCTTATGGATTAACTAGAGAAGATCAGCTTGAAATTGAAAAGATAAGGACCAATCCATATAATTTAACAGCAGAACAATCTATGTCACTACAAAGACAAGGTTTAGGAGCTGATGAATTTATTGAACTTCAACTTGAAAGAGAAAGAATATCAGCAGAACCTGCTCTTGAATCAGCAAGAAATGCAATAGAAATTGCAAGAATGCAAGGTCAAAACGCAATAGAACAGGCTAGAATAGCCTCAACCCCACAACTAATACAAGCTGCCGGCCAATTATTTCAACCCGGAACAGTTGCTGCTTTAGGTGGAAGGGGTGCAGTAGAAGACATATTAAGAGATTTAGGTG